CCACTAGTATCAAAGAAGTCGTCGCTAAGAGAAGGTGTGAGAACAGTCCTGATACTATCTTCAGGAGACTGCTGGTTCCACAGATCATAAGAGTAGTACCGAATAAACATACGCACGGTAATCTCTTTAGCATAGACTGTGCTGCTATCCAGACGAATGCGGAAGCTGCCCTTTGGTAGTGGCTCTCCCTCATCGTTCTCGCTCTGCTGCTCAATGGCTAGCCGTGGTAGTCCCTGCTGTGATGCAGGGCGCGTCTCAGTCTGACCGACCATAGCAGCAAGCTTTGCCATGTTTTCTTCGTTCAGATCGTCCATAGTAATCATATCGCTCATATTTTTAGCTCCTCTAAATTTAACCAATCAGTGCCTATTTTCATCTCTATCTCAATAGGCATATCAAAAGTAACACCAAACACTGTACTACACTCTTCAGGGATACACAACATACTCCTTTTCAATAGTTCAATCATAGTATTTTTTTCGTCGGGGTGTACGTCCATTATGATTGAGTCGTGGACGGTATTGATAATTCTACTCTGTGGTTTTGGCTTCGCCATCGCTTTCAGACATTTGTGTAGCCGTATCAGGGCTAATGGCAACAGGTCTGCAGTAGCGAAACCTTGGACAGGGTAGTTCTTAATCGATGTAGCACCTACCGTTGTACCATAGCGTGTGTACTTTGCATAGGGAAATGCGTACTCTCTGCCGGAAGGCAGTGTTACAGTCTTCTTAGTAACAGCTTCTTCCTGTAGTTTATCGTGCCACTCGGTCACGCCTTGGTACTTGTTACGGAAGGCTGAGTAGTATGCCATCTCCCGATTAGTCCCAAGCACACCACCGTACAGCGGCTTGAAGGTGTGGGCCTTTGCGTCCTGTCTACTCACGCCCATGATCTCTGCGGTGTAAGAGTGAACGTCAAACCCGCTCTCTACCTCTTCATAGATTACAGGGTCTTGTGACAAGTAGCCAGCTACACGAAACTCTAGCTGTGAGTAGTCCCCTTCTAAAATGTAACCACCTTCATGCCTAGAAACAATCGCCTCTCTTGCAGGGAATGTTGCTCCTCTCGGCATATTCTGAAAGTTTGGTCTACTTGAGGACAGTCTTCCAGTAGCAGTGACGCACTGATTAAAGTTAGGATGAATAAAACCTCTATCATCTTGGTACTTCTCCAAGCTATCTACAAACGTATTAAGATACGTTCTTATCATTGAGTAGCGTGTGTACTTGTCCACGAACTCTCTTGCCTTGCCCTCTAACTCCAACCTGATCTGCGACATAGTTTCTTTATCTGTCTTAAATCCTGCTGCAGCCGTGTCCTCTGGCCCTCTGGGAATGACGCGAAGCCCTGCAGCTTCTCTGAGATGCGTGTAAACCACTCCCGTGCCGTTACATACCTTACACTTAGTCTGCACTTTACTAAGCGCACCAGACTTTAGCCGCGATCTAATCTTTCCTGTGCCATTACAATGAGTGCACCTCTCGCCCCTAGTCTTTAATACTACAGGGGCTAATTGTTTTACTGTATCCTTGAACAGTGTAGGCGACATTTTTGTTTTGCGTTTTTGTTTCTTAGTGTGTCCGCGCTGCTCAGTTCCTATGTTGAACGCTTCTTTCCAAGCAGTTTTGTCAGTAACCTGTCTCGAATAAAGCAGCTTACTCCTATCGTCAGGGCTGTCAAGGTTAATAGGAGTATCACCCATAACATGTTCAGCAATATCCATAAGATCGTCATACAACTGATCGTACTCTGACTGATAGTCTGCCTTAATCTTTGCAAGCTTTTCATTGGAAATCTTTATCCCCGCTCTCTCTATATCGATTAGGACATCAAGCATATCCATGCTTAGTTTTACAACCTTATGCAAACGAACTCTCCTCTGTAGGCCAGCACATCTTTAATTCATCTAGTTGGGCTTGGGCTAGCTCTGTCGTAGTCTGCACATCAGCGATACAATACTCCCGCACTATGTCAGGCGGCATGTCTTCATAGGACACCTTGTCCTTGATGTACTGGTCCGTGAGGTCAGTTCTCTTCTCAGGTAGGCTTCTACGTTTAGCACACTCTGCAAGGCTAATTGATTTCTTTATGCCACGATGAGAAATATACTCAGCTATCATTGTATCCCATAGTATACCATCATACTTAAAGCCACACTCTCGCAACCACTGTAAATCAAACTTCAGGTTATGCCCGACTAAACATGTTGTTTCGTCAAGCTTGTCCTGTAACTTCTTAGCAGCATCTGGTGTAGTTCTGCATTGGTTATGATAGAAAAACAATTCATGTGTTTCTACTACAGATAGATCAGGCATGAAACTCCTGTACCCTACAAAGACTATCTGTTGTCCGTTGTAGGGCGACGATGTAGAGTTATCGAAGTCCATCGTAGTCTCTATGTCAAGCACGGTGATCATGAGAATATATCTCTATCACCATCTCTGCGTAAAACCAACGACCCGTGCCAACCATTTATTTTATTCTTTGAGAACTTAATCGTTCGGAACTCCTCATGTTCTGCTACACCTATGCCTATAATTATGTCAGCTTCACCAGCTTTACCTGTCTTACTTCCATCAAGCATAGAATAGTCTATACTCTCTCTTCCGTGTGCATCGTAGGATGCTTGGGAGATAGCCCACACTGCTACGTTGTGACGTTTAGCTAGCTCTCTGGACCTGCAGTACAACTCCTTGAGCCGCTCATCACCGCGTGAGAACTCACCGTCGATCCTGATCTTATCAAGCTGGTCAATGAATATTACATCAACTTCATTGCGAGAGCAATAGTCCTCTATTTCCTGTATCGATGTTCCTACGCAATCCATGAAAGATATGTAGGGTAGTACATCCTCTTGGTACTGTGGTATGTACTCTTGTTTATCCTGTAGCAACTCTAGTCTAGACTTCTCTGTAATAGATTTAGCCACGCGCATACGTGTCTTCTTTACAGGTTCTTCATTACCCCAGTAGGCTACGTGGTGCTTGTTCTTCACATACCAGCCGGACAACCACGCTGAGAAGCTTGTCTTGCCTATCTCTGGTCGAGCAAAGATTACGCCAAGGTTTTGTCGGTCAATGCCCGGTACGTAATCGCGTATCTGTGTAGGAAAGATAAACTCAGGGTCACGCTCAAACTCTTCCAGACTGTCAGCTATATTGTCTTGTAGAACTGTATAGCTTTTAGTTCCCTTTACTTCATTGTTCTTTAGTTCTTCTACAATGCCGAGCAGAGAATAAGTATCGCTAGATTTACCAAGAAAAATGTCAAGTGCTTGTTCTCCTATCTCTTTTGCTTTAGCTCTCTTCCAGAAGCTGTGTAGAACATCTCCTGCTACCTGCGGGTTTACTGTAATGCCTTCTAACTCTTGAAACTGCTGTTGTACCCTTTGTTTAGTAGCTTCAGGTAAAGCAGGGTAACGCTCTTCATGAGCAAGTGACACATCAGAGAGGGACAAGTCGCCCTCGTAGTTCTTATGTAGATAACTTATCGTCTCTACAATAGTACTTACTTCTTTGGAGAAGTATTCTTTTTGAATTAAACCAGATACTCTGTTAAAGTTGTCTTTTTGCAGACATGCTACAAGTACAGACTTATCAATCATATCTTTAGTATCTCCTTTGCTTGATCCTCAGTAAGTCTTTTTAAGTCTCTGTCGAGTATTGCTAGATCAACTATGTCTCCATACTTATTGTTTATTCTTAATGACATATCAACTGCCTTATCTGTAGCATCTTTGTCCAGTGCTACAGTAATGCGCTTGAAGCCGTCTAGCCTGTACAGTACATCCTCTTGTAGGTACGTTCCAAGTAGCGCAACTCCCGTTGCAAAGTTAGATATAGAGGCTGCAGAAGCGCAGTCTTCAACTACTACAGCATGTTTGTGTTTGCCGCATACAAACGGTATCTTGCTCTGTCCGTATCTGTACCACTTTGGACCTGCGTGTAGTCCCTGTCCAATGTATCTTCCCGCTGCATCAACGCTTTTGTTACCATCCTTGATAACAAACACAGCCCTGTCTCTCTTGTAGTCATAGCGTATATCGGCTAATCCACTTGACCAAGCTGCAGAGCAGTTATTTGTTTTGAGGTAGTCGTAGTAGTGTTGAGGGCAGTTATTCTTGCGCCAGTTCTGCTTTTCTACTTCAAGTCCTACAGGTAAGTTTGGCTTTACCATATCATCAACTACAGAGAAAGAGTTTAAGTTAAGTCCTTCTTTAATTACACCACCTACAGAACAGCTTGCATGGAAACAATAATACTTAATACAATCTGTAAACTGAGTAACTGAAAGAGTGTTAGTACCATTACATACAGGACAATCTAATCTCTTAGAAGTACCTAAAGGTATATCTAGATTGTATATATAATCTTTAATTATATTAGTCATTAATATAATATCCTCAATATCGGGACACGGCAAAAAACCTCCTAGCACGTATTTATTTTACTGTCAAGCACATTCTGGATTTGACATTCAGAGTAGCATGGTGTAA